CATTACTGACGAAATCACCGCACGAAAGCGCACAGAGGAAGACAAGCTGAAAATCTGGGTGACTGACAGGCTCAAAGAAGAGGCAATGGGTGGCAGTGATACGTCAAGGGTCAGCGCACTGGTGGCACTGGGCAAGTCTGTGGCTATGTTCAGCGACAGGATAGAGACTGAAGAGAAGTCTGACCGCACTGCTTCCGACATCGAGGCTGACCTGCAACGGCGCCTAGCGGTGTTGATGGGTGAGTGACCGCCCCCTGACGAATTTGTACGAGGGCGCGACCCCACCCTGCCCCCACACCCGTGATAGATGCCTGTGCTAGGCTCGTTATATACATGATGTTCTACACAACCGATTACTCTATGAATTACAAACCCTGCAAAGGGGAGTGCTACTATAGAGGCCCAAGGAAGCCCGAGGAGAGCCTTTGTCTTAAATGTGGTATGACGGAGCGTGAGAAGCAGGAATGGCGCTCTATGAGCCTTGAAGGGCGTCTAGCGCTGTCGTTTGAGGTCAATGATAGGATGAACTATGCGTGGATGATGTGGGAGATAATGGAAGAGCCTACAAAACACTGACCCCCACCCCCTTAATTTGTACTAGGATACAATTTATTTGAAACACCCCGGGTATTTTTCAGGATAAGTTTCCTAGGATTCCAAACCTCGTACAAATTTTACTACTTTTTTTCATAAAAGTATTCTTCTGTATCCCCTAGCCTGTACTTATTGCCGGATTCTACCTGATAATATTCGGTAGATACCTTGAAATCGGGCATTGATGGGTTCTCTGGCGTCAGGGAGTTGTCATATACCCGCATTCTGTTGTTGGGGTACAGTGCATATTGCCCGTTCTCTAGCTCTATCAGGTTAAATGACTTGTGTTCCTCTGGGACTTCGGACGTTGAGTAGTCTATTTCGTCTGCGTGGATGTGATAATTGTCCAATGTGCAGACATATGTGCCGTAAAAATTACCCTCATCCCGCGTTCGGACCTCAAAATCCATAGAACCGATAAATTGCTTGTAAATGGACGTGACACCGTAGTCCATACAGTTCCAGAATTGCAGATTGGGCAGGGACAGGTCAGGTTCTGGCGTTTTAGGCTCTGATACAAAGGCGCTAATCGGCAGTTTGTCGTACAGAGCGCCGTAATGAGGCAGGTAAGTCTCAAAATAAAAGGCTCTGCCGGGAATGGACTTCGCTGTTACCCAATGCCCCTCAACAAATTCGCCGTGTCCCTCTTGGTGGTCCATAAGGTATTCCTTACGGACATAAACTTTCATGCTAGGTAGGTTTGTTATTAGTGCCGACATTCGTAAATTCCATATCGTCTGGATGTACACAGCTTGTTAGCTTGAAAATCATGGGCCATTGTTTGTACAGAAATATCGAAATCGAATCGTGTATCATTTCCTCGATTCTAACTTGACACTTCTCCTCTGTGTCATATGGTCCACGTTCATCCGTTATAATTATGCAGTTAGTTGGGTCGGCTATGTGACAAGCCACAATGATAGCTTTAAACATTTAACAAGCCTCCTTACCAGCACAGTCAGTTGGGTAGCACTGAATAAGTATCTTGTAATATTTGTTTTTGTTTTCGTGATTCCACATTTCTTCGTGAGATAGAAACTCACACTGTTCCTGAGATAGGGTTTCTCTTAGAATGGATTGATTGCCTACAAACTCCCACTCAACACCTGTATGACCCCACATACTTATCACAAGGGCAAATTCTTTCATCAGAAGGGTATCCCGTGTTTTTTGATTTTGTTCAGGTCTTTTAGATATTCAAGCCCGTGGTTGGCACATAAAGTTTTGCCATAAGTTTTGATGAGTGCTGGCCTGTCACATTTATCGCAAGCTTCCCGCGTTTGCGATACACTCTTCAAGGTCGATTTGCTCTGAGTCATCATTAGCTTCTCCCCTTTGATTTTCAGAAGGGTGTTGCGGCTCTGACTTTTCCGATTCGTGATGACTATATACTGTAGGTTTTTTTTCTACAATTAAAGCCAAAGCCGCTCTCCCCTACCATGCTTCCAGAGTTGTCTGGTCCGGTAAATTGTACCGTAGTACATATGTACTATATAGTACATACTAGTATTATATATTATATATATCTCTAGTTAAAGTACATAATGTACTATATACTGAAATTTGAAGCGCAACGTCTCCCGGCGCTTCCGGTGGGGTAGAGCATCCTCCCTTTGCTCCCCCACCGTCATTTTTAGGGAGAGGGAGTTTTTTATGAGACAAGAAATAATCCGTGCCTTGATTGCTCAGGCGCATGGGAACATTCAACTGCACAAGACAAACATAAATGTCTATCTATCCAATCCAGCGGGAATAGGAGAGCATTCCGATATTCTTGAGGCTATTCAGGGTGAGCTTGACAAGATATCAGTTCACAGAGACAGAATAGAAATACTGGAAGAAATTGAAGATGACAAATATAATACAATTCCCGGGTAACCCATCCATACATGAAGAGCCTGAATTAGACCCAAAAGAGATGCTGGGTGTTCTTCGTGAAGAAGTAACTATGACTGAAGCCATGGTTGTTGGCTGGACTGACGAGGGAAATTTGTTTATGGCTACGTCCCATGGTAAAGCGCCCGACATGGTCTTTTTGTTAGAGCTTGCCAAATCAGTTTTACTAAACAGATGCGTGTCTGATGAATAACACTGCGTTAGTTATGAGCAAGATATCTCAGTTGCCTATAGAGCAAAGGCAAGAGATTATTGGTCTACTAGAAGAACTGGAAGAAGCAAAGGCTAAAGAATCGTCCAGAACGGACTTCATAACCTTTGTCAAAAGAATGTGGCCCTCATTTATTGCTGGGCGTCATCACAGCATCATGTCAGATGCGTTTGAGCGTGTGGCAAACGGAGAGCTAAAGCGGTTAATTATTAATATGCCGCCACGACACACTAAGTCGGAGTTCGCGTCATACCTGTTTCCCGCATGGTTTCTTGGCAGATATCCAGAAAAAAAGATTATTCAAACGGCACACACTGCGGAACTTGCTGTAGGCTTTGGTCGTAAGGTTAGAAACCTAATCAACCAAGAGGACTTTCAGGAGGTGTTTCCCGGAATATCTCTTTCGGCAGATTCAAAGGCCGCTGGTCGTTGGAATACAAATAAAAAAGGAGACTACTTTGCGATTGGTGTCGGTGGTGCAGTTACTGGTAAAGGTGCTGACGTTCTCATTATTGACGACCCACACTCGGAACAGGAGGCGGCACTGGGGGCTTACAACCCAGATGTCTACGATAAAGTCTACGAGTGGTACACATCAGGACCAAGACAGAGACTACAGCCGGGAGGGGCGATAATAATCGTTATGACCCGCTGGTCAGTGCGTGACTTGACGGGGCAAATAATTAAATCAGCCACACAAAGAGAGGGTGCAGATGAGTGGGAAGTAATTGAACTTCCGGCAATCCTTCCTTCAGATGAACCACTATGGCCTGAGTTTTGGCCTTTAGACCAGTTACAGGCACTAAAAGCAGAACTGCCTGTATCGAAGTGGTCTGCACAGTATCAACAAGACCCCACGGCAGAAGAAGGGGCGTTGATTAAGCGAGAATGGTGGCAGGAATGGGAATATGAGAACCCGCCACCGTGCGAAGCAATTATACAAAGTTGGGACACAGCGTTTTTGAAAACGCAACGAGCGGATTACTCTGCCTGTACAACGTGGGGTGTGTTTCATCATCCCAACGAAGATGGCGAAACAGTACCTAATCTAATTTTGCTAGACGCCTACAAAGAGAAACTGGAGTTTCCAGAATTAAAACGTGCCGCGTATGATAAATACTGGGAATATGAACCCGACCAGATGGTCGTAGAGAAAAAGGCTTCTGGTGCGCCTTTGATTTTTGAGCTTAGGGCAATGGGTATTCCTGTCACAGAGTTTACACCGTCCCGTGGACAGGATAAGATAGCGAGGGTTAATGCTGTCAGTGACCTTTTTGCTTCCGGTGTAATATGGTGTCCAGCTACAAGATGGGCTGAGGAAGTTATTGAGGAGTGTGCGGCATTTCCTGCGGGAGAGAATGATGACTTGGTTGACTCGACAACACAAGCATTACTGAGATTCCGTCAGGGTGGTTGGATTAGAAGCTCTATGGATGATTGGGATGACGAACAAACATACAGACGACCAGTTGAATATTACTAAAAAATTTACATTGCGTTATGTTTCTCATAACGAGGTGAAAAAGTACCAAGAAGAAGGCTGGAGGGTAGTCTCTGACTTTGCAGGCTCCCATCACGCTAGGTATTCTGTTATCATGCAAAAGGACGACTAACTCAGGAATTTATCATGGCTGTAGAAAAACAAATGTCTCCTGCTGAATTAGAGATGGCAGGCACAGGTGAGGTTGAAGTTGAGGTTGTAAATCCAGACGCTGTTGGCGTCTCCGTTGAGGGTGAGTCAATGGTTATCGACTTCACTGGCGAAATGGCTGAAGAGATTATGGGGCCAGAGCATGACGGT